GCGCCGTGTAGTTGTACGTGTATCGCCTTGGTTCCCTTGCCATTGCATAACATACAGCTAGCACATGACATAGGGAGACCGTTTAAATCTGTTTTGTTGGGTATGGTAGCTAGACATAGAGTACTCTTATCGATGGGTTCTTCTCCGTCTAGTACTTGAAATGTATTCCAGCCTCTAGCACGAGCTCGCATCTGTTCAGAGGGAGAATCAACTGAGGCCATGAACATATCTTTGTATGCAGACGATAGATTTTTATCACTCCATTGATGAGTGTAGCCAGTGAACGAATCACACGACGATAATACATCTCTCCAAAAATCGGATGGCACAGCGAGAGGGTCACCGGCCGCCCCTACCCGTATTCTTAATCCTTTCATAAGTTCTTTTGATAACTCTTTGTCGATAGGGTTCTGTGTTCTCGCACTATTCCACATACTAGTAAGATGACTCCATCTCACATAACAGCCATTGTTTCCATTGTATTTACACGTACCACATACAGATCGTGACCCGCTCTTATATGTATCGCTTGGCTTATCATTGATAGGTAGTATGTAGAGTTGTATCAATGGTCCCGTTTTACTATTCGCAGAATCTTTTGTATACCCTGACATAACTACCATGATGGGAGTCACGTTATCCAATAGAGAGATCCCTTTGTATAGGACTATACATGTTTTCATGCGTAACATTTTCGATATAGCTTTATTGAGTCCCTTATTGACTAGGTTGCGTACAATGAATGGGCCGTTTAAAAGTTTACGTGCTGCTATAGTTTCAATCATTTTCATTTTTTTTCCTTTTGTGGTGTGGTGTGGTGTGGTGTGGTTGTTATTGTCTGTCCATATCTAGGTATACACTATCGTATCTAGACAGATGGTCCTCGATCTCTTCAAGACTAGCCGTCTTATATTCTATTCCCTCCATAGTCCACACAACTACATTGTAGTGTGGTTGTATGCCGATACGTTTGAGTATCGATAGGCTCTTTTGAGCTAGTGGTGAGTAGCTACATTTGAGCTGTACATCTGTGTATAAATCATTGATCCATGTTTTCATTTTATTATCCTGTGTGGTGTGGTGTGGTGTGGTTGTTATGGTAGTTTGAGGTTGGCAGCAATAGGGGCACAAAAACCTATACCTAGAAGGTAGAGAAGAAAGTCAGCACTATCGGTAGAGATTGCCATTATTGCGAGGGTTATCATTACGGCAATGATGAGATTGAAAAGAATATTTTTCATTTTATTATCCTGTGTGGTGTGGTGATATGGTAAACAATAACCATACACTATTATACTATTCAGCTCTTATGGTGTCAACATAATAATGAAAAAAAAATAATGAAACAATAAAATATATTGATATCAAAATGAAACGATCAAATGATTGAAGTGTTGTCATGTGTTGTCTGTGGGTGTTGTCAGGTTGCAACACTATGACAACAGCTGACAACAGCTGAATCGGCTATAGAGATACATAGAATGGAGGGTGTTACGTTGTTGCTGTTGTTACATAGTTTTCAAAAGTATTTTAAAAGTATGTCATACTTGCAAGAGATGCAAGAAAGACATGCTTTTCGAGGAAGTTTTGAAATACGTGTAACAGTGTAACAGTACATATATTTATGTAAGTGGCATAAATATAAGCAAGTTGCATAAACCGTTTAGCGAGCTGGCATAAACTTAAGCAAGTTACATATAATGAAGCCTATTCATCTCATCTCGGCCTGAGCTCAGTTCTACTTCTCTTCTCTGCTAGCGTAGTCCGTGAGCGAAGCGAACCCTTGACGGAGCGTTCCATATTCGAGTACCGTAATGCAGAGCATAGGTACGACGAGAGCACTATACCCATGAACAGATATACAGTAGTACCACTAGAGCTGAGGACACAAAATGACCATGTTACATATATATAGCAAGTTTCATATATCGTTTAGCGAGCTTACATATATATAGCAAATGTCATATACGAGAGGGGGGGCCCCCAATCTTGACATGTCCATATATGGGGGAGCCCCAAAAATATATAGCGTTACAGTTGAAAGTTTGATAGTATATTTTACAGGAGAGAAAATGTCAGATAAGCATCAAGTTTTTACAATAATGATGGATCCAGTAGCAAAGGGTCGTCCTCGTTTTACAAAGAATGGTCGTACGTATACTCCGAAAAAAACCAAAGAAGCGATGGAAAAGATAGCTTTTCAGGTAGAGAAGGAGAGGAAGTACATAATCAAGAAGCCGAATGCCATATCAGTATATATGCGTTTTTTTTGTAAACGCCCAAAGCGTTTGGGTAAGGGAGATGCGGTATTAAAAACAACGAAGCCGGATGTAGATAACTATATAAAGCTTGTACTTGACGCGTGTAACTGTGCTAGAGTATGGGAGGATGATAGTCAGGTTGTTGAAGTGTTAGCTCAGAAATGGTATTGTTCAGATATTGCTGAACCTCAGATCCAGTTACAGGTTAGCGTAATAACAAACTATCCCAATGAGGAGTTAGATAATGTCGTTAAAGATAAAGCAGAAGCACAAGACAGCAGCGTTGTTGTGGACAACGAATGAATGTAGCAAGAGTGAGATAGCTCGTCGTTTGGGTGTTTCTCGTCAGACAGTATTTCGTTGGTTTAATGATACAGGCTTCCAGCAGTTGGTAGCGAGTAACTATAATCCGATAGTAGACAATGAGAGAAAAGAGAAGCAGTTGATAGAGCAGGCATATACAACATTGCAGCAGGTAATGGAGCATGGTGTGAATGATGGTGCTAGGGTAACAGCAGCTCGATACATATTGGATACGTTTAGGGTGAAGAAGCAAAAAGAGAGAGATCGTGTTTCGAGTAACGATGAGATTGGTGCGATTTTAAAGTTAGTGGATAAATAGGTGGGTTTAAGTAAGTCTCAGCGTAAGCAGTTGGATTCTGTATTTAAGGATCCGATAAAGTTTTTCAAGTTGTTGCGTGTACAGGACAAGTACAGTGGAGCGTACAAGCGTTTTGATTTATATCCAGAGCAGGAGGAGCTTCTCCGTAAGCTGAGTCAGCATCAGAAGATAATAGTAATCAAGCCTAGACAGATAGGTGTGAGTACGTTGTTGAGGGCATATGCGTTTTGGCGCGCGTACACAGCGGAAGATCCGGTCAAGTATGGAGTATTGAGTTTTCATGAGCGGTCGAGTAAGCATTTGCGTAAGATGGACAATGGATTTTTGCGTGGTTTACCGGAGCTGTTGCATCGAGAGACGAGTATAGACAATACGACGGATTTGATTTTTTCGGATACGGGAGCTGGGCTGTCATCGTACACTGCCCGTAGTAGTGGCGGTACTCGTAGTTTCACTTTGAACAGTGCGCATTTGTCAGAGTTTGCATTTTATCCAGACCAAGAGGAGGTGTTGGCTCAGGTAATGGCGACGGTAGGTCAGGGTCAGATAATCATAGAGTCTACTCCGAATAATATAGGGGATCGTTTTCACACGTTGTGTAGTGGTGCACCGGACAATGGTTGGACGTTGGTATGTTTTTGGTGGTGGCAACATCAGCATTATCGTTTACCAGCTCCGCGTAACATGGTGTTTACACCAGAAGAACGTCAGTTGCAAAAGGCATATGGTTTGGATAATGATCAGCTACAATGGCGACGGGAACAGATAGCAACGCTTGGGTCGGATAAGTTCAAGCGGGAGTATCCTGCCTGTATTGATGATGCGTTTCATTTTGGTACAGCGGCATATTTTAATCCGAATGATTTGGACATTATAGAAGCATTGCATTTTAATGGCAGTGAACGAAAGTACGAGGATGTTTATGACGATGACGTATATGCAATCGGAGTCGATTGTGCTGGTGGTGTGGGTGGCGATTATAGTTGTATCAGTGTTGTGTCTCTCGCTTCCAAAGAGATAGCGTATCAGTATCGCAGTAACACGGTATTACCTGTAGAGTTTGCAGAGCAGGTTTTAAAGGTAGCTCAGTTGTATAATGATGCAACGGTATTGGTAGAGACGAACAATCATGGTCATTTGGTATTGCACAAGTTGGATGAGTGGGGTTATAAAAATCTTTGGAAGAGTGCGAAGAATAAAGATTGGGTTACCAGTGCGAAGAGTAAGATAGAGATGTATGAGGTATTGCGTGAGATTATCAGTAATAATATGATAACTCGTATGGACATGTCTACGTTGATGGAGCTACGCTCGATGACGATTTTTAAGGTAGCTCCAGAAGCTCCTCCAGGTATGCATGATGACTTGGCTGACAGTTTGGCATTGGCTTATCGATGTAGTGTTGACATACCGAGTTATGTTGTGCAAAATGCAAAGAGAAGTTGGATGGATAATATGTTATCATCTAAACGAGCAAACCGAATCCGCATGATGCGATTACCATATAAGAGGGCTGAATGAAACCGAAGATAGCAGAAGCGTTGTACGCACGTCACGAACAATACTGGGATCGTCAGAAGTCGGAGCTCCGTAAGTTCCGAGCAGCATATATGACCAAGTATTGGGACAATGATTATGGTTCAAACCAAGTATTGATAGAGACAACTCGTGCCTATGAGTATATAGAGGGTTACATAGCCAGCTTATTCTCACGCAATCCGTCGGTGATTGTAAAGGGTGATGTAAGAGGGAAAGGTGAGCCTGATAAGGTACAGGCATTGTGCAATGCTTTTCTTGATAATGTGCGCAATCAGATTGAGGATGTGTCTCGTTTGGCTTTGATATATCCCTGTGCATTTTTAAAACTGTATGCGACAGACCATCCAGACCCATTCAAGCGTGTTGCTTGCTCTGCTATTGCAGCGTGGGATTGTATTGTAGATGTTGATGCCAGTGCATGGAACCAGCAAAAGTTTGTTGGTCATCGTTATTATATTACTCATGCAGAAGCCAAAGCAAAATATGGGAACCGTCAGTACACAACGCATCAGTTGGTACGTTTTTTGGATAATCCCAATGGTCATGACAATAATGCCAACTATATGGGCATGAACATGAATGAGCTGAATGAAGCTGGATTTGAGGTTGACAGTCCATTTGAGTATGTACAGATTGTAGAGTTCTTTGACTTGGTTAATAACAAGATGTATGTATGGTCTCCTGACTATAAAAATGGTGAGAAGTGGCTGTACGATGGAGTTGAGGTAGAGGTTGGTCTGGAAGGAGAGACAACCAAGTTTGACCAGATTCCATTTACGGATGCGGCAGACCATCCGATTGCTCCGATTATTCCGTTATACTTTAGTAGACAGCCTGATGTGCCTTTGCGTGGGTATAGTGCTTTGCAACGTGTGTACAGTCAAGTCGAGGAAACAAACATTATCCGCACGTACCAAGCAACAATGGTAAGAAGAGCGGCACGACAATGGATTGTAAAGAAGGGAGTGTATTCTGATGAGGAGATGGCCAAGCTGGCTTTGGGTGCTGACGGGGAATACATTGAAGCCGAGCTATCAATGGGTCAGAGTTTAGAAGGAAGTATTCAGGCCGTGCCGCATACCCAAGTTCCTCCAGAGTTGGAAACATATATTAACCAGGTTAATGAAGATTTCCAACGTGGTAGTGTGTTGGCTCCGTTTACCAGAGGTCAGGCGACGAGAGCCACAGCGACTGAGGTTACAGCATTGGCATCGTACAGTAGCAGTGAGATTGGTCGTCTAGCCAGAGAGCGTGATTCGATGATTGAGCATACTGCCAGTGTGTACATATCGATGATGAAGATATTTTTGAAAGATGATACGGATGTGATTGTTTTGAATGGTCAGCCTGATGTAGTGCGTGGTGAAGATATAGATGGAGATTTTTCGTTCTATGCGCTTGACGCAGGCAGTACTCCAGTATCAGAAGCGGTAAAGAAGCAGGAGTTTTTCCAAGCGGTAAACATATTGATGCAGCTTGGTGTACCTCAGCAGAAGTTATTGGAGGAGATGGTTCGCAAGCTAGATCTTCCAGAAGATTTTTTGTCTAGCCAACTAGAAGGTGGACAAGAAATAGCTCAACCACAAAATCAACCAAGTCAAACAGCAACGATTGAGTCAGGCCAACAAGGTAGTCCTCAGGCAGTTGCAGAAGTATTATAGGAGACATTATGTCAGTACCACAAGATTTAGCAATGCAGGCTCAGGACATTGGAGCCGGAATGGATCAAGCACAAGCAGAGGGTATGCAAATGAGCACACCCCGTGGGCAGTTTACAGCTCGAGCACTTAATGCTTTGGTCGGTGAAGTAAATGAGTTTTTACAGATGTTCAATCAATCTCCGATTGCAGAGGTAGAGATGGACATGCAAGAGTTTCCTATGGAACTAGTGCAGATGGTCATGGCGATTATGACTATTGCCGAAGAAGCTGGATCCCCAGTAGAGATGGATCTGGTAGACATTACAACTGATAATGATGTAGCCAAGTTGTCTGCATTGTTCAAGCGGTTAAAGGGTGATGCACAGTTTAAGGAGTTTATTTCTCAAGCAATGGATCCAGCACAGGAAGAAGTTGCAGTAGAAGAAGAAGCCGAAGTACCCGTAGAAGGTGGTACAGAGGAAGTAACCGACGAAGAACTTTTCATGAATAGGATGGGATAATGTCAGACGACAATAACAATACAGCAGACTTAAGTACAGAAACACCAACTGAGAATACCGTAGAGGACACTTCACCTGCTGAAGTCTCTCAAGACCAGTTGGAGCGCAAATCATTAGACGACTACAAAGATGATTACGACCGTAAGGTTGACGACATTCTTGATCGTTATTATGCTAAGAAAGAAGATAAGCCAATGCCAGAGCCTGAGACTCTTCGAGAAGGAGAGTCATGGGATAAGATTTATAATGAGGTACCTGAAAATGTACAACGTGCAATGGCTTCTTTACGTGCGGATTATACGCGAAAAACACAAGAGCTGGCTGAACAACGAAAAACAATGTCAGCCGAAAAAGAAAAGCTAGATGCTTTACGTATGAACCTCGAAGACAACGCAGCATACAAAGCGATTCAGGAAGCAGCGGTTGCAGATACAGGTGACTTTGATCCTTATGATACGCAATCGTTTGAGCGATATGTCAATCGAGTTGTAGCTGAAAGGTTACAGGCAGTTCTTCAGCCTATGGCCGAACAACAGATGCAAGCGCAGGCAAAAGCAAAAGTACAGAACTTTATGTCTCAGCATCCTGAGCTACAGACTGATGAGATGTTTAAAGGAGAAGTACGCAAGACATTGTTAGATAATGAGAACCTTACTCTTCAGGATGCGTATTGGATTGTAAAGGGTCGTCAGTCCCATCAAACAGCAGAACGTCAACAGATGCAACAGTTGGCATTTCAGCAGGCTGCCCAAGCTGCTGGGATGAAAGTTGGTGTTGGTCAGAACAAAGGCATTACTGTCCCTAAGGGGTCGGATAAGATGTCTGCATCAGATTTATACAATCACCTGTTGAAACAAAAGAAATAATGTTATACACTTATCATAGTCGCATGGTACAGAACCCGTCATGGATACGTCTAAGCCATCTCCCCTCACGAGGATACGAGAGCGATAGTAAAACTCAAACGTAGGAGGCTTCAATGCCCATTCAACCAGACATATTAGCGTCGACCCTGCGTATCCTAAAAGATCGTGAGGTTGATAATACATTTAAAAATATTCCTATTCTTGATGCAATCCGTTCACACGGAGCTGTTATTGAGAGTGATGGTGGTAGCAAGGTAAACTGCCCAGCTATCATGACTGAACACAGTATGATTACTCAGCTATCCAGTGGATACGAGTCAATCAATCTTGCTGTTAAAGATCCCCTTCGCCAAACCGAATACAACTGGTGTGACTTTGCTGCTCCAGTAGTAATCACTGAGAAGGAACAACTTTCAAATAAGGGCGACCGTGCCATTATCAACATTGCTGAAGCGCGTTTGAAGTCCGTTATGGGTATGCTTCAACGAGAGTTCTGTAAGCAAGTTGTTCGTGGTAACTCTACAACCTTGACCGAACTGGAAACTTTGTCTCCTTTTGTTACCGGTGGATGGTTTGGATGTCAACCTTTTGGACAACAAACTGGTTTTGTAGGTAATCTAAACAAAGCTACCTATACAAGTACATTTCAAAATCAATATGTAGATTGTCCATCAGCGTTCCCAGGTGTAACTGATCAAGCAACTCGTCTTTTCCGAGCTATGAGTAAGTTGTACATCGATACACAAGTATATGCTCCAGAAGGTGAAGTTGACATTATCCTTATGTCACCTCGTTGTTATGAGCTATACAAGAACAGTCTTTTCAACCAAGAGCGTTACACTTCTTTGCAAGAGCAACGTGACATGGCTGGTAAGCTGGGATTGATGTTCAACGGTGCGAAGGTATATGTTGAGCCTAATCTTGGTACAAAGTTTACTGATGCAGGATCTGGTAATCCTTCTGCTGAACTTGCTATTGCTGCAAAAGATATGGATGGAGGTGATATTGAGTTTGGAAGTGGAGCCAATAAGTATTCTACTGATGGAACAGCTACTGAAAACTTGCATGGTACTATTGATGCAGTGTTCCTGAACAGCAAACTAATGTCATTGTATTTTGACAAAGATGCTTATTTTGAGATGAGCGAGTTTGAGCGTATCTCTGGATATGCTGCAATGGCTGCTCACATCATGACCCGTACTCAGTTGGCTACAGCGAACTTGAGTGGACATGGTATTCTTATTAACGCATTTGCAACCATTAACTAGAGGTAAATCATGGCTACTCAAAACTTATTACAAAGACTAGACGCTGCTGCTGAAACAACAGGTTCTTCTGTAAATGCGTCAGACCGACGTATTGAAGAAGTATTTGTTGCATCGGAAGCAATCGCTGCTGGTGATTTTGTTACTCTTGATCTGAGCAAATCAGACGACAGTGACAAAGCATTACACGTCAAGAAGTTGAACTCTGGTGCAACTCTTACATCATTGTGTGTTGGTGTTGCTATTGCTGCTGCTTCGGCTGCTGGTGACAACATTCGCATTTGTGTTCGTGGAATGCTTTCTGCAAACGTTGCTACTGGTGTTGCACAAGGCGATCGTCTTGTTGCGTCATCTACTGGTGGACGTGCTGCTGTTGCTCCATCTTATCGTTCTGATCAAAAAGAAGGTAGTGGTGGTGCAGGTGCAGGTGCAGTTACTCAACAGCAACATATTGTTGCGATTGCTGTTTCTGCTGAGTCTAGCAACGCTGCTACAGTATATGTTCTTCCAAGCTTTTAAACTATAAAGTTTCTCTCTGTATGGGGGTGATATTTTTCGCCCCCATTTTTATAGGATCTGCATATGAACTTACGTGAGATTAGAGAATACATTGCAAACATTACAGACTACGACCCGAATGTAAATAAGGACTATGCGTCGCAGGTAGACAATGTAATCAACGAAACATATCGTATGCTTTTTTCGGAAAAGCCATTTACGTTTGCGATGAAAGAGGAAAAGATACCTGTTTATACTGATGCAACTTATACAGCTAGTGGTATATATAATGTTGGATTAAAGTTGACTGTAGTCACAGTTACTACAGCGTTCCCTGATTGGATAGAAGGAAACATAGTAGAGATTGAAGGTATCGAATATGAATGTACATATAAACATTCAGCAGCAAACCAGTTTTATATATCAGCTAATGTTCCTACATTTACAGCTCAAACAATAAAGTTTAAGCAGCGGTTTATACGCTTGCCTAAGGATTGTGTTGCAGTGTTACAGGTAGGAAAGCGGAGTTTGAGTATAGCTCCCACAGCGGTAGGTCGATACATACCGTTGACTCGTTATGAA